GGTGGAAACTCTAACAATGCTTCCTCTGGCGGATCAGGTGTAGTTATTATTTCTTCATTAGTTGCTGCTACATCTACAACAGGCTCACCAACAATTACAACATCAGGTGGCAATACCATCTACACATTCAATTCTTCTGGTTCAATTACGTTTTAAGGAATAAATATGAGTTATTTTGCACAAGTTTCAAACGGAATTGTTGTGGACGTAATCCGTATTAACCAAGACGTTCTTAACTCTGGTTTGTGGGGAGATCCAGCTCAATGGGTACAAACTTCTTACAATACGCATGGCGGTATTTATTATATTCCAAATAGTAGTCCGCCTGAGCCAGATCCAGACCAATCAAAAGCGCTTCGTGCCAACTATGCAGGGATAAGCTACACATACGATTCAGTTAACGATGTATTTTATGCCCCACAACCATATCCGTCTTGGGTTATTAGTGCGCCTACATGGATTTGGCAAGCACCTGTACCGTATCCAGATGACGGTAAAGTATATTATTGGGATGAGGCAACATTGTCTTGGGTTTTAGTTGAACCACAACCTGGAGTAACTGAATGAGCCTATCGTATCCTGGCGGAATAATTTCAAGCACAGAAAATGTCCCAACAACCTCACCACCATATTGTGGTGGTGTATGGAAACTCAGTGAAGCTGCTTATTGGGCAGGACAAGGACAATGGCCCTACGGTCCATCCGACCCTAACTTTGAATACAATACATTGCTACTCAATGGCGATGGAACTAATGGCGCACAGAACAACACCTTCCTAGACAGCTCTACCAACAACTTTACAATTACTCGTAACGGAAATACTACACAAGGTAGTTTTAGTCCTTATGGTAGTAACTGGAGTAACTTTTTCCCTGCTGGTGGAAACTACGCAATAACCACACCTGCTTCTGCTAATACAAGTTTGGGGTCAGGGGATTTTACAATTGAAGGTTGGGTGTTTACAAATTCTTTTGGTTCTTTTTACAATATGCTTGCTTGTAAATGGGACAACCCTAATAAAGAATGGTATTTAAACTTTACTGCTAGTTCTATCACACTTGGGCTTTCTACAAACGGCACAAGTGATTCAGCAACATTTACTGCGTCTACAACTGTTCCATTAAATACTTGGTGTCATATTGCAGTTACTAGGTCAGGATCTAATTTATATATATTCTTAAATGGAACTTTACTCTCTACTCAAACTATTTCTCAAACCTTTTATGCTGCTTCGCAAGTAACGGCAATAGGAAACTTCCCTAGTAGCGGTGTTTCTGACACGGGGATGCGTGGCTATGTATCCAATGTTAGGCTTGTTAAGGGTACTGCTTTATACACAAGCTCGTTCACACCAAGTACAACACCGCTAACTGCGGTAAGTGGTACTCAGTTACTTATTTGCCAGTCAAATCGTTATTTAGATAACAGTTCAAATAACTTTACTGTTACAGCAACAAGTAGCAGCAGTGTCCAACGCTTCTCACCATTTAACCCAACAGCACCATACTCTACTAGCGTAATAGGTGGAAGTGGGTACTTTGATGGTAGTGGAGATTATTTGACTGTTCCCAATAATGCTGCACTACAGCTTGGTTCTTCAGATTTTACTATAGGCGCTTGGGTTTATGTAACTGCAACATCAGGCTCAGCACAGACTTTAATTGCAAAAGGAACAGGTGCTGGCAATCAAGCAAGTTATGTAATTCAATTAAATTCAAGTGGAACATGGGTGTATAACTTATCAAGTAATGGTTCAGCTTGGTATGTTTCCGATGTACCTATTGGAACAAACACACTTAATACTTGGCAATATATTGCATTAGTTAGAAGCGGAAATACATTTACACCTTATTTAAATGGTGTTGCTGGGACAGCTACAACAGCTTCTATAACACTGTTTGCTGGTACGGCAGTATTAAGTTTAGGGTCAGATGATACGGGTAGTCTTAGATTAACTGGTTATATTTCAGATGCTAGAGTTGTTAAAGGAACAGCAATTGTCCCATCTACAAATCCAACTACACCATCTACTGCCGTAACAAATACATCCTTTTTAGGAAACATGACCAACGCTGGCATCCCTGACTTTGCCATGATAAATAATCTAGAAACAGTAGGTGATGCACAAGTTAACACGAGTGTTGTTAAATATGGGACAGGAAGTTTAAAATTTGATGGTACAGGGGATTACTTAGTATCAGCAGATAAATATAGCGGTACTTTTGGAACTGGTGATTTTACTGTTGAAATGTGGGTTTATCCTGTTGCTGCTACAAATAGAACTATTATGGCAAATCGTACTGGTTCAACTGGCACAGCAAATGCTTGGTCATTTGAGTTTTTTAATACGGCGCAAAGATTAGAATGGCATACAGGATTAGCTATTGTTGCTTCTTCTAATACAAATATTACTTTAAATGCTTGGACTCATGTGGCAGTTGTTAGAAGTAGTGGAACTTTAACAATTTATCAAGGTGGAGTATCTGTAGCTTCTGTATCTGATTCTAATAACTATTCAGAAGCAAATTCATTGTTAATTGGTTATGAACCTGTATTTCCATCTACAAATGGTGCTTTTTACGGTTACATGGATGATATTCGCATTACTAAAGGACTTGCTAGATATACAAGCGCTTTTACACCACCAACTGCCGCTTTACCGACTTACTAAGGAATTGATATGACACTATATTCAAAGCTCGGATCTATTCCCTACCCGTACACTGACGGCACAGAAGGTTGGATTGAAGTGCCTGATGAGCCAGTCCCACCAGAAGGTAAAGAAGTAGTTTGGTGGTACCCACCTGGTTGGGTTATTCGTGACCCACAGCCACCTGCACAAGCGGGTTATATATGGGCTTGGAGTCAAACCGAAGAGCAATGGAACGAGTACCCTATTGTGCAACCTGATCCGCCTATTCCTCCACCTGTGCCAACACCAACAGGTAGTCCAACAGTAAGTTTTTCATTTAGTACTGGCACTAGCGCAGATACCATCACTCTTTCTTAATAAAACAGGTCTAACATGAAACAGACTATAGAAGCTAGAACATTAGAAGGTGGACTAATTGAGCCGCACCACGAAATAGAAGTGGTGTGTTCGGCTTGTGGCTACGACTTGGATGAAACCGAGATGCAAGCCGATGTCTGCTCAGATTGCAATGCTCCGTTAAACTTAAAGCAACATATATCTATCCATGCGACATCCGTACCTGCCGCTGGTGGCGGAGTAATGTAAGTGAAAAAAGTGAACTATGTCAGATCCGTTTGGTATTGCCGAAGGAGTAAAAACTCTTAGCGGAAGCCTAGATGCAAGTCGGGAGGCTAGTAAAGGGCTGTCCAAAAGCATTGAAGACATACAAAATGAAAGTTTTGAAGTAGCGCAAAAGAAAGCAGTAGAAAGACGCAGAGCAGCTAGAGAAGTAGAGTTTAAAAAAGAAACAGCATTAATTAAAGCCTTAAAAGACTGGAACCATAAAAAACAAATTAGCGATCAAGAAGCAAGACTAAAGATAGATTTTGTAAAAAAGTATGGTGCTAAAGAGTGGGAAGCAGTGTTAAAAATTAAATTAGATATAGACGCTATGGAGCGTAAAAATAATGAAAATTTCCAACACGATTTAAAAGCCGTTAGGCGGGTACAGTTTTATTGCTTTGCAGCAGCAGCAGTTATTGCTTGGTATTTAACTTGGGGTTATAAACAGTTTTAGGAGTAAGTAATATGTTTGGCATAGATGACATTATTGGCGTTGGGATGAAAATCCTAGACAAGGTTATCCCCGACCCAGCTGCAAAAGCAGAGGCGCAAGCAAAATTAATAGAGCTGCAACAGCAAGGCCGATTAGCAGAGTTACAGGCAGACACAGCAGAAGCTCAAGAATTGACCAAGCGAGCAGCAGCAGATATGACATCAGATAGTTGGCTGTCGAAAAACATTCGTCCAATGACATTGATTGCAATCCTTGCTGGTTATTTTATATTTGCCATGATGTCGGCTTTTGACCTAGATACTAACAAAACCTATGTGGAATTGCTAGGGCAATGGGGTATGTTAATTATGTCTTTTTACTTTGGCGGACGTACGCTGGAGAAGATTATGGATATGAAGTCTAGGAGCAAAGAATGATAGCAAAAGAATCTGTGCCTGGATTTGTAACGGTATGCGTAACTATTACCTTGTGCATTGTGGTTGTTAGCATGGTAGTAACTATGGCTGCTGGTATGTTTGATGCAGATGTTAGCAATGACAAGATTTTTGAAGCAATTACTCCAGCGTTTCAGACCATTATTGGTGGGTTTATTGGACTAATTACTGGTATCAAAATAGGGCAGGATAGCAAAGATGACGTATGACCAATTAGATTCTTTAGGAATAGACCATAAATGGCTTGCCCCTTTAGAAGAAACTTTTGTTAAATATGACATTTCTACACCACAGCGTCAGGCTTGCTTTATGGGGCAATGCGCCCATGAGTCAGGCAACTTTAAGACCTTGCAAGAAAACTTGAATTACAGCGCAGAAGGCTTGATGAAGACTTGGCCCAGCCGTTTCCCTACCAAAGAAGTAGCCGACCAGTATGCTCGTCAACCAGCCAAGATTGCTGGCAAAGTCTATAACGGCAGACTAGGTAACACCAGCGAAGAAGAGGCTGCTAAATATTTAGGCAGAGGTTTAATTCAACTTACTGGCAAGGAAAACTATGAACACTGCGGATCTGGTATTGGTGCTGATCTTCTTGCTGACCCTGCTCTATTGCTGGATCCACGATATGCTTGCCTTTCCGCAGGATGGTTCTGGGGAAAACGGGGTTTAAACAGCTTGGCAGATGCCTCAGATATTGAGACAATGACTAAACGTATCAATGGCGGCTTAATTGGGTTAGATGACCGTAAAGCCAAAATTGCCAAAGCACTGTCAGTATTAGGGTAAACCATGCCATTACAAAAATTACAATTTCGCCCAGGTTTAAACAGGGATCAAACTAATTATAGCAATGAGGGCGGTTGGTATGAGTGCGATAAAGTACGTTTTCGTTCAGGTTTCCCTCAAAAACTAGGTGGTTGGTTGCGCTATAGCACCTCTACTATTGTAGGTATTTGTCGGCAAGTATTTAACTGGATTACTACGGCTTCGGATAACTACTTAGCTATAGGAACAAGTAAAAAGCTCTATATTGAGGCTGGTCAGCTTTTGTATGACATTACCCCCATCCGCCAAACTTTTACAACTACTGCAACCAATAACTGCTTTACCACAGTCAATGGTTCTAAAACCGTTACAGTTAGCCTTACAACTCACGGGGCAGCAGACGGAGACTATGTAACCTTTTCTGGTGCAGTAGCGGTGGGTGGTATTACAGCAGCAAATCTTAATACTGAATTTATTATTACTTACGTAGACGCAAATACTTTTAGAATTACCGTTGCTACAGCCGCCACATCTTCGACTACTGGCGGTGGCACAAGTATTAAAGCCGAGTTTCAAATTAGCGTAGGAAACAACAATGCTTCTTATGGATACGGTTGGGGCGCTGGTGGGTGGAGTCGTGGTGCTTGGGGGTCTGGCAGTGCTACGCCTGTAGTGCTTGCACAACGGGATTGGTTTATACAAAACTTTGACAACGATATGGTAGCCAATATCCGTAATGGAGTAATTTACTATTGGAAATATTCAGGTGGGTTAACAACTAGAGCCACCCCTTTGGCAACTACAACTGTTAGTGGAGTAGCCCCTTCAGACGTTCCTGCCGTAGCTATGCAAACTTTAGTGTCTCAAAATGACAAGCATCTATTGGCTTTTGGTTGCACCCCATATGGTGGTGGAGCATCAGATCCTTTATTAATCCGCTGGGCAACCCAAGACCAACCTAATGTCTGGACACCTTTAGTTACCAATTCAGCAGGTTTTCTGCGAGTTTCCCGTGGCTCTCAAATTGTTTGTGCAATAGCAACTCGTCAGGAAATCCTTGTTTTTACGGATGGCACAGTAAATTCTTTACAGTTTGTAGGCACTACAGACGTATTTAGTCTTACAGAGCTTTCAGATAACGTTTCAATTCTTAGCCCTCGTTCAGTAGTTGGTGTTAATAACGTGGTGTATTGGATTGGGCATGATAAGTTTTATGCCTACAGTGGACGGGTTGAGACCTTACCTTGCAGCTTAAGAAATCATGTTTTTAGTAATTTAAACTACGACCAAGCTGACCAGATTATTTCTGGCACTAATGAGGGTTGGAACGAAATCTGGTGGTTCTATCCAACGGCAGACAGTAACATCAATAATGCTTATGTCATCTTTAACCATTTAGAAAAAATCTGGTATTACGGCACCATTGACCGCACAGCATGGTCAGACTCGTCACTTAGAGCTTACCCCCAAGCCTTAACAGGAACCTATGTAACTGGGTCTATTTCAAGTACCACTCTAACAGTAACAGCTGTTGAATCTGGCATTTTAGAGGTAGGAAGTGTTATTAGCGGCACAGGCATTGCTACGGGAACTGTAATTACCGCATTAGGCACAGGTGCAGGTGGAATAGGCACATATACAATTAATATTTCCCAGCTGGTAGTTTCTACCGCAATAACCGCCAATAGCATTATTTACAACCATGAACAAGGCGTTAATGATGATACTAGCGCTATGACCTCATATATAGCTTCTTCAGATTCTGACCTTGAAAACGGGGATCAGTTCATTTTAACCAAGCGAATTATCCCTGACCTTAGTTTTAATGGGTCAACTGCCACTTTACCTGCGGTTACTATGTATATAAAACCCCGTAATTTCCCTGGCAACGCTTATTCCAACGTAGATTCTCAACAAGTTATTGAAACTTCTGTAGACATTTACACCGAACAAGTTTTTATGAGAACTAGGGCAAGGCAGATGGCAATTGAGATTGAATCCACAGATTTAGGCGTTCAGTGGCAGCTAGGTAGCCCTAGGGTGGACGGCAGACCAGATGGGCATAGATAATGGCAATGCAAAGGTTCCGTGCGCCAGCCCTACCGCTTGCGCCAAACGAATACGATCAACAACAATTTTCCCAGCTTATTGGGGTTTTACGGCTTTATTTTACGCAATTAGACTCAAATGTAGCTTTACAAACAGATGGTATCAGTCTATTAAAATTACCCACATCAGGGTACAATTTACCGAATGGTACTGTATTTCAGGTAGGTGAAAACTTAAAGATTGTTGTACCCTATATTTCTTACTTATATGGAGTTTCAGCCACAGCTAGTGTGGGGACAGTAACGGTTACCATAATATGATAAATTATTTTACAAGGCATTTATGAGCTTCTTTGACAGTCTAATTGATACATCAACATATCAGGCACAAAGTCTTGCTAAAGCAATGGATGCTCCACAGGGAGTTCCTATGCCAGCAGCTCAAGCTATGGCAAAGGGCGGCCTGGCAGATGCAAACAGTCAAATTGAACAAGTTCAAATAATGAAAGTAATTGCTAATTACTTTAAAAATAAAGGCTTACCAATAGAACTAGCAATGAAGGGTGTTCAAAAAGAAATTGCTAATGGATTGCAACTTATTCCATTTGAAAGTTCGGTAATGGGTATGAAAGACCTTGGTCAAGGTACAGCTCAGGTTCATTTTTTTACCGTTGGAACAATGAGAGATCTGGCAAATGACATGCGCTATTTCTATAAGTATTTAAAAAATAAAGGCATTAATACGGTTTATGACACAATTCCAGCGCCAATTACGATAGAAGTATTTCAAAAACTAGGCGCTCGCATTGAAAAGTCAGACAACCCAAAGTACAAGTTTAAGGCAAGCATATGAGCGTAGTTGCGCTTAGAGATACGTCTCTGTTAGAACAGAGAGTAAATACTTTATATGAAGCTGTTATTGCTCAACCCCAGATTCAGTGCGAAGAAAAGCACCATTTTGGGCCAAATATTTATATCAAAGAAGTAACTATGCCAGCTGGTACTTTGATTATTGGCAAACACCATCGGATGGATCACCTTTGTAATATGGTGTCTGGTCGCATGAAAATTTTGCAAGAAGACGGCACAACCAAAGAATTAGTAGCGCCAATAACGTTTATGGCTAAGTCAGGCAGAAAAGTGGCTTACATTATAGAAACAGTAGTTTTTCAAAATATCTACTCAACTTCTGAAACAGATATAGAAAAGCTAGAAAATATGTGTGTAGATAACTCAAAACCTCTACTAGAGGGAGGGAAATAATATGTCATTTGTTGCTTTTGCTGCAACCGTTGGTGGAGGCTCTGCTCTTCTTGGTGGGGCAATGATTGGTGCTGGCATAGGAGGAGCTTATTCTGCTATTACAGGGGATGGCGATATTTTAAACAGTATGCTCACAGGCGGTCTTATTGGTGGCGCTGGCGCTGCTGGTCTTGGCGCTATGGGTGTTGGTAGCGCTACTACTGCTGGTGGATTAACTGCTGCCTCTGTTCCAAGCGTAGCAGGAAGCGCAGCTTTAGGTAGTGCTGCTCCTGTTGCTACTGGCGCTACTGGAGTTGGTGGATTAACTGCTGCCTCTGTACCAAGTGTGGCAGGAAGCGCAGCTTTAGGCGGTGCTACTGCTGCTGCTCCTGTTGCTACTGGAGTTGGTGGATTAACTGCTGCCTCTGTTCCAAGCGTAGCAGGAAGCGCAGCTTTAGGTGCTACTGGAGCTGGTAGTACTGCAGCTGGATTGACAGGAAGTCAAATGCTTGGTTATGGTTTAGCTGGAACAACAGCCTTACAATTACTAGGCAATCAAAACCGTTCAACCGCTGGCGGTGGTTATAAAGAAGACGAATACGATAAACGTTTAAAAGGTTACAAACTAAGTCCTAACTATCAGGCTTACGAGGCTCCAAGACCTAACCCATACTACAGACCTGCCTATGCAGCTGCTGGTGGCGTAATGAATTCATTTGACGATGAAGCTGGTAGAGATATGGCTGGTGGTGGCATGACCAGCTTAGGCGGCTATTCCGATGGCGGCAGAATGTTAAAAGGTCCTGGCGATGGGATGTCTGACTCTATTCCTGGTGTTATTGGTGGTAAACAACCTGCTCGGTTGGCTGATGGGGAGTTTGTAGTTCCTGCTGATGTGGTGTCGCATTTAGGCAACGGATCTACCGATGCTGGCGCAAAACGCTTATATAGCATGATGGACAATATTCGCCAAGCTCGTACAGGTAAAAAGAAACAAGCCCCACAAGTTAATGTTGATAAATATTTGCCTGTTAAAAAAGCATCTGGCGGTATAGCTGGTTATGCTAATGGTGGCACAGTTAGGTATGCTAATGGTGGTGAGATTTCAAGCGTGTATGAGGCGTATTTAGGTCGTACCCCAAGCGCTGCGGAGATTAAATCATGGCAAGATACTGGTGCTTCATACGACACTATTTCCAGAGGAATTCGTAATTCCGAAGAAGGAAAAACATATGCGTCAAACCCAGCTAATGCAGAAAAAATAGTTACTTCTATTTATCAAGATCAAGTAGGTCGTGCACCAGATGCGGATGGCTTAAAGTTTTGGTCTGAGTCGTTAGCTAAAGGTGCGCCATTAGAACAAATATCACAAGGTATTAACCAATCTATTGAAGGTCAGAACTATGACACTCAATACATTACTAGCCTTTATCGTCAGAACTTAGCTCGTAATCCAGAGCAAGCTGGTTATCAGTATTGGTTGTCTGAAGCTCAAGGTGCTGGGTATACACCAAAAGAAATTGAAGCTATCTTAAAACAGGCAGCAACTCCAGAACAAGCTAAAAACAATATAACTCCAGGTCAAAATGCTACACAAATGCAATTAGCTGCGTTAGAGGCCGATCCTTATGGTGGTCGTTACGCAACTAAGAGTATTTATGACTTATTGCCTGATGCAGCCAATGTATCAACAATTGGCAATCAAAGAGCGCAGTTTGTAAATCCAGTAACACAGCAACCTTATGTTACAAACTCTGGTCAAGGTACTTGGGCACAAAAAATAGGGGCAGATGTATTAAACGTGCCACAGGTGCAAGCAGCTATTAAGGTTGCTCGTGATAATGGAACACTCAATCAAACAGGTTACGATGCATTAATAACTGATTTAAATGCCGCTAAAACAATGGATCAAACAAGAGCTGCGCTTGCAAAACCACAAGGTCAAGTTGTTATTGATGCTATTTATGGACAACAAACTGGCGAAGATATAAATCTTGCTGCAGCGCAAAAAGAGGCAGTAGGACGCCAAGGAGTGTTATCAGCGCAAGATCCTGGATATTATCAATCTAATCCAACGCTAAGTGCTGCATATCAACAGGCTGGTTTAACTGTTCCAATGAACTATGGTGCTTATCAGGGCGTTGATACTCGCACGGGTCAAGCTAATGTAGTAACTCCACAGAACGTTCAAAATCAACAAAATCAACTATTAAATACTTTAAATAGAAATGATCCGTCCAGAACGTCATACCAGCCTATTAATCGTGGTATAGCTAATATGCCACCTTCTGTGCAAGACCCTTATTCTGACGCAGGTTTAAAGTTTTTGTATGAAAATATGATGAACCAATATGGGCCACCACCAGCTGATTTTGTTAACCCAGCCACTTTTGTGTCTAATAAACCTTATGTTTACAGACCACCAGCGCCAGACAATTTAATTTTAAATACTCCAATTCCTGATGCCTCAAAAGTTGTTCCTGCAGATGCTGTTGGCGCTGCTCCTGCAGCTGTTGTAAGTGAACGAGCAGGTGGTTTGCTGGCTATAAATCGTAAAAAACGAGCTAAAACTAAGCCTAGAAAAGGGTTACTGGCGGCATGAAACTAACTGTTCAATTGGTCAATGTAGCGCAGTTCCACCAAACTTGGGCGTTGGTTGAAGAGTTATTTGCCAAAGCAACTAAACAAGACAGTGATGACTACACTTTAGACCAGATTAAGGGTTTACTGGCTAGTGGTTCATGGGTATTATTAGTAGCCACAGATGAAGAAAACGTCATCCACGGTGCCGCCGCTATTAACTTTTATAATATGCTTAACTATCGGGTTGGGTTTATTACTGCAATGGCTGGTAAAGCAATTGTAAATGAAGATGTTTATGGGCAAGTTTGTAGCTTTATAAAAGCAAATGGGGCTACCAGAGTTCAATGCGCTGCTAAAGAGTCAGCAGCAAAGTTATACAAACAAGTTGGCATGCAAGAGCGTCACATTATTATGGAAACTAAATTATGAGCTTTTTAAAATCTAAATTTAACGGTTGGGCTCCTGACGGTACACGTACTCCTTTTATGGGTGGTGGCGGTAGTGGTGGGGGTCCAAGCCAAAACACTACGGTAACCTCAAATATCCCTGAGTATGCGAAGCCGTATGTAACGAATATGTTTGAGGCAACTCAGCAGCAGTTGTTTACTGGAAATAAGACCCCAGAAGGTGGTTATAATATTACTGGGTTTCGTGGGTATCAACCATACAGCGGTGATGTAGGGGATTATTACGCTGGATTTTCTCCGCTTCAACAACAAGCTCAGTTTGATGCTGGTGCAATGCAGCAACCAGGTCAGTTTGCTTTAGGTAGTGGATTAACAGGCGCAGCTGGTATGAGATCGCTTCAGGCTGGAAATCAATATGCCCAAAATGTAACAAATAAACAAAGAGTAGATGCTTCTGGTAAAC